TTCCATACATTACCGGGACTCTCTACAAGAATAGCGACACCTGTTTCCTGGATATGCTTTTTAGCGAACCAGAAGTTGTATAAACAATTTTGGCTCTTAAAATTTGCACTATGTTTCCATTTAGAATAAAGATATTTTTTGTTATCTTCTGGACAGGATTCATCTGGACTATGAAAACATGAACATTCTTTGCATTTCTCAAATATGCTTCTGCCAGAACAGCCTATCATATATTCATAATCCATATCGTAAATAGGAACAACAACCCTATTATGCATTTCTCTAGCAGGGTTGGCGCATAGTCCCACATCATATTTATCTATGATTTCTTTAGTGAATCCTCTATCTAGATAATATTGTGCTGGAATTTGCAAGAGTGGACGAATCTTATCCCTAGTTAAACAGTTTGCTGTATTGATCTTAACATTATTATTAATATGCCCAACAGCATTGGTAAATCTGCTTTTGTTCCTGCTTATCTTTGATATGTTAATATCTTTAAGGTCTTTCTTGAGAAATTTTGTAATAAAATCTATCGTCTCTTTGAATGAACACGCCTTATCTCCGTCTTCTGACCATTGATGTTTTTTGTTAGAAAGTAAACCTCTTACGAAACCTATAATAGATCCCTTGAATACTTTTTCACATTGATGTGTACGACATTTCCAATTACCCCTATAAGTATCTCCTTGTACATAAATGTTTACAGCACCAGGATTGTCTCCATCATGTATAGGACATGACATTGACATCATCTTCCCATTATCTTTATAATCTACATCAAAATAAGCTAGTAGTTCTTCGATGTTATCACAAAGATCGTCACAAAGCACTTTTAGCTTTGCTTGATCATTCAAAGGGGATTTCTTGACCATCAGCATTATCGTCCTCCACTAAAAAGCCATCGCTATCATTTTTATTACTATTTAACAATTCTAATCTAGTTTGACCTTCACTAATCTTAGCACACCAACCCTTCATATGACAATTAATATAGTCATTATCATCTAATCCTCCTCCGTGTCTGCTAATAAGAGGAACCAATTTACGATTACCATTAGTTGGACCGTCTTCAGCGATTTCTTCTGGGGTCTTTCTTTTGAAGATACTGAAATTACTACATAGCCAAATAATTCTATCGGAACCACTAGCAGTATCAGTAGACTCTTTAGTAATACCGTCTCTATTTAATTGCACAAATGCCACGATTGGTATTTTATATTTAGTCGCAAAATTATGTAGTTGTGTCATCATGAAGCCTAAAACTTGATATTCTTTCATATCTTGACTCATGCCTTGAGTGTCCATAAGTTTTAGATAGTCATAAAATACTACGCAGTCCTTTGCTGTACCGTCTTCATTTAGTCCTACCTCTTTAAGTAGCCATCTTCTCATTATAGAAATTTGATCTTCAAAAGATTTACCAGCAATAGATTTATAATAAAGTCTTGTCTCTTTTAGACTTTGTACTGCTTCTTTAATTTTGATGGATTGAGTAGGAACAGAAGCGAACTTACCGGTTTCAATACTATTGATTTCTATTTCACTCATCATAGCAAGAACCCTATTAATATGGTCTTCTTTTGTCATTTCAGTATCCATATTTAATACCGGTATTTTTAACTTATTGGCTATATGAAAACCCATATTGTCAGACAAGAGAGTTTTGCCTGTCTTTGGTCTAGCGGCGATTACATTGACTGTGCTTCTTCTTAATCCTCCACCAATAGCCTGATCATATACAGGAAAGCCTGTGGGTATGCCGACTTGATCCACCTTGTTATTTACTAGATCATCAATATATGATTCTATGTCTTCTCCGATAGAGATAGGATTATTATCAACATCGTTCAAAAGATTAGTAAAATCAAATACGGAGTCTTCTGCAATACTTAATATCGCACCGATAGATTCCGTACCATTAACATCCAAAATTTTATCTTGAGCAGTTTGTAGCTGTTCTCTGAGAAGTCTGGCAATTTCTAATTTACGAATTTTAGCTGCAAATTTTCTAACATTATCAATATTAACAGGAAAATCTAAGACAGCTTTAAGATGTTGTACTTCTTCTTTTTTATCAAATACATGAGACAATCCCAATTCAGAAGCTACACTAAATATAAGGGCAACATCTATAGAAACTTTTTGCTCTCGTTCAAATACGGTTTTAAGACACTTATATAGAATTTTATTGCTATCTATTGTGAAAGATGTTTCTTGCACAATATCAGCCACATCTAGATATGCGTCCTCTCCATACTTACATATTCCTGCTAAAACTGCTCTTTCAGCAGATGTGTCGCATAGGATCATCAACCGGCACCTCTTGAACAATTATTGCATTTATATCGGTCTGGACTATCAGATAATAAATTTGGACTAACAGACTCTCTTTTGCCACAAACCCTACAAACTACATCTAGTGGCTTAAACCTTCTTACTCTCGGAGTAGGATCATATTTAGCTAATTTTTTATCAATCTCAATATCTTCCTTGTGTAAATTCGCTTCCATCATCTGATCAAACTTGTTAATTGTAGAAGGTTTAGGTTTGCGATCCACAGTTCTAATTGGACTACTGGAAGACTTTTCTTCTTCAACAGGTTGTTCATTGTTGCTAGGCAGCATATTTTGCAACATAGCTATCATCTGCTGAATTTGTTCCGGTGATAAATTATCCATTTCTTAACCCCTTTGATCTTTGGATAGAAATTAGTATATCTGATAAATTTTTGATAGATGTAGCAAGGAAGGTGAGTCTGTCACATCTTTGCTTGGCATATTTCTTAATCTTATTAAGCTTATCGGCTCTATCGTTATGCTTGATTGCTTGAGTAGATTTTTCTAAATATCCATATCCTTTATATGTGTTGATTTCATCAGCGATTACCTCCTTAATAGTTTCTTCTGCCCAATTATATCTTGCTGTTTCTCGATTGTATGTTCTTTGTACATGAAAACTAAATTGTGCTAATCTATAGGCAATCTGTCCACAGTCTTCTGGCATAGTTTTTTCCAACACATCACGATTCATGGTAAGATATGTTTTTAATTCTTCCTCTGGTAAAACATTGTCTGAATATATTGGTAGACCAAGCTTATTCTCATATTCATCTAAAAGCTTATCCCAAGATTCTAATTCTTCTTTTGTTGTCTTAGTCATTGACTATCCTTTGTTTCCATTGTTCTAGGTTTTCATTATATGGTAATTCAATATATTGTATCCCATTAATAGAACACCATTCCTGCTTTTCGCTGTCTCTTTTTTTGTGTTTAATAAATCCCATCATGTCCTTATGAAAAAATCCACTAAATTTATAGTGTTGTTCCCCGTGTACTTCAACACATTTTTTATTTAAGGGCAGATAGAAATCTAAGAGTAGGTTTTCTGATCTTCTTAATGGAATAGATACTTCTTCTAATATCTGCAAAGTTGGAAAACATTCTTTGAGCAAATCTCTGGCCTGTAAATGCAACGATGACTTATTGGTATATGAGCCTTTAGCTATGCCTCCAATTAGTTTCCAATGATGTGTATTTCCATCTAGGTCTTTGACTTGCATGATATACCCATTGTGTCTCTAAGTTCTTCCATTAGTTTATCATAAATTTCTGGATTGTCAACCACATACTGACGTAATTTTTCTGTACCCTGAAATTTTGGCTTATCCTCTATAGAAGATAATGTATACCATGATCCACCCTTGGATATAATCCCAAGATCAATACACAGAGTAACCAATTCCATAGCCTTGTCTACACCTTCTCCATATCGTATAAAACTTTTGATATTTCCACCGGGAGGCCCTAATGCAGAACAGAGGATCGTCCAGTCTACCTCTTGTCCTATTTGAGGACCATCAGCACCAGCGGTCCAAGCCTTAAACATTTTGGCTCTTAGCTTCACATCAGTTTGATACGCAATAGCCTGTCCACTTTTTTCTTTCCATTCTACATTACCATAGCCAGGATTGCCCATAAGATGAGTAATGCCGATAACAATATTTTTATTGACAGGAATAACATTGGCCACTTTTCTGCAAAATTTAGCAAGTAATTTGGCTCCGTCTGCCCGTTGCATTTTATCCATATCAGAAGTAATTTCTGCTTCTGTACATAATGCCGAATATGAGTCAATAATTACTACAGATCCTGGTTCTTCATTAATAATTCTTTCTGCGATTTGAAGATATTCTTCTGCGTGTAAAATTTTGCCTTGCTGAGAACCTATTACATCAAAACGATCTAAATCTAAACCCGGTATGCCTTCCAAATCTCTTTTCTTTAATCTACCCTCGATATTCAAATAGTATACATGTCTTGGTTTTGCTAGGTCTCCTTGATATTCTGGTTTTTGTGCTGTTGCCGCAAAATCCAGAGATGTAGTGGTTTTGCCACACTTGGGCTGTCCAGTAAATACCACAAAGCTGCCTTCAGGTATACCTCCATTCAAAACTATATCTAGTGCAGGACTAACGGGGATTGTGATTGATTCTTTATCTACAACGGAAGTAGCTGATCTCATGATATCATCACCGAATTTCTTTTTTACGTCTTCTTTCAATGCCATTACTCTAGTTCCTTAAGTTTAGAAATAATACCTTTTTTGTCTTTGTGTTTACTGTAAGAAATATCAGATTTGCGATCTACTTCTTTGGTGAATTCAATATTTTGTTTTTCTAGTAATCTCTCGGCCTGTTCTATCATAGCAGGTAGATGAGGAGCCCGCAACGAAAAAATTCTTTTGCCTTTATCTGTAAGCAGCGCATTAATTATAGCCTTATCAGAATATTGTTTTAGCAATTTATGAGAGCTAGCTATTTGATTCTTAAAAAAATTGGCCCACTCTTTAGACAACCAAAATCTATAATGCAGATCTTTTTTGTCCTTTAGTGCTTTTCGCTCACATATTAATTCTGTAATATATTGAGCGGCAGAGACGGTCTTGCCATTAGAATATTTAGAAATATATTTATTCTTTTTTGGGTTGTTCATCAAAGTGAATTTTATGGGCCAATGTGTTAGTTGCTTCATCAATTGCATTCATGAATTGACTAGCCTGCTCAGTATAGTCTGTATCTTTCAGAATAGGAATATGGTACCATTCCTGTAAAACTTTTACTACCTCCTTTAGCATCCCCGTTTCTTTATCCATACTAGACATTTCCATATCTACCATAATTCTTAATTCTCTAGGATAATCTGTTACATGCTTGGGAAATATTGGGTCTTCTAAAGGGTCGTGTTTTATTTGTTCTTGAGATATTCCTGACACATTTGAACTATTGAGAGCTTGAGTAAATTTAAGCTGCAAACGATCAAGAACTTTTTGTTCTTCTTCAGATATTTCTATGCCTAGATTATCCAACATAGACTTTGATTGATCAGTCTCATTCATTGTTTGTTAATGGATTATAAATATAAGGAAGAGATTTGTTTTTGGTATTCTGCTTGTCTTTCTTGCTGTTTTCATCATTCATTTCAGATGCTGCTTTAGTCATAATAGCAACATGCTTTTTGCCAGATTGGGTTTCGGTAATCATTAAGTTTTTAGAATTTGGGTTTTTAGAAACAACAGAAGACTTGGTTTTAATACCATCATCTGTAGTTCTTTGACTATTCTTAACAGCATTTTTAATTTGATTATCGGTTAATTCTAATTCGCTCGCTATTTTAGTTACTGTCCATCCCTGACTATACAACCATAGAGCTGCATATTTTTGAGTCCTATTAATTCTTGACATTAATCAACCTCTCTTTCAGCGTTATATAAGAATGCTAGATTTTTACTGGCTAGAAATTGAACATACCATTCAAAAGCTTTAGCATTAACAGTTTTGAATTTGTTATTAGATTTGCATACTCTATCTAAAAAATCATTAGTCTTTTCCTGTCCGTATACTGAAACAGGATTATACAGCTTTCCGTTATTGGATAACTTAATCATGTTCTTATATGATCCATCTTTTTTTTGTATTTTTTTAGCATAAACAATATCATCATCGTTTAATCTTCTTGGACGATTATCAACAGTAAGTTCTTCTTGTCCTACAAGAGTATAAAATTCATGAGAAAGTTTATCTTCGCTTATATCAGATTGACTGTTAAAGATATTGTGAGGCTGATGAAATTCCATATTATCTCCATTTAATTTTCTTTTTTGGTTTTTTTATTCTAGACATTCCTGCAGGCAGCTCTTTAGTTGATTCCTGATCTTTGTATGAATTATGTTTTTCATATA